CCAGCCGCCTCTAATGTCTCACGAGCCGTCCGGTCCCAATCGATGATATCGAGGATCTCTGGCTTCACGGTGGCGATCGGTGCGATTGCTGTCAGCCCTGCCTGTATGCCCTGCGTCCTGAACATCCTCTTCTGTGCCTGGGCAAGAGGACCGAGATAATCGATCTCAATGGGCGAGCCCTGCATGTCAATGAGAATATCCGGAGGATCTGGCAACCTACCGCCTTCAGCCTCGATGGCAAACTGACGATCGACTACAGGATCTAAACACTGGCTCGTAAAGGATCCCACGGAGCTCCCCAGGAGCACAGCTTTCTCACCCTGCTTCTCCAGGATCTCGGTGGCCGTCATTTGTTTCTCAGCTCGAGACAGCATCAAAAAAAACTCGACATTGAAATGGTCCTCGATTACCTTCTGCACCCCGTTTCTCACGATCAATGCCGATCGGGTAGTCCATCTTCATATCCACGGGACCCATGAGCGTTCCGGGCGGCACCATGCTATCGTAATAGGTGGTGCCCCATGGCTCCCGGTTTATTTTTCCTCTCAATGCCTCGGGTGCGATCCATGGTTTCCATATTGCCATCTGACCGGCACTCAAGAGGTCCTTGCCCATGGTGTGGCTGGTTATAACCGTGATGATACATTCTGATCCAGGTGATCTGCCGTAGATCTCGCCGGTGACTTTGTATGTCCTCCAGACCGCATACGGGAGCATGTCATACCCCGATTCCGACAGGATCTTGTCCTCGGAGTCAGCCAGGTAGTATGATGCCCATGGCTTGTTCTTTGAGTCCTTCTTGCTGGGATCCGCATCCTTACGGGGCATGACGATATGGACGATCTCGTGCTCGGTCTGTGCGTTGTTGTTCTGGAGCTCCTGTTGCATGGCCGTGGTAAGCGCCTCTTTGCCCCAGCGTTGCTCGCACTGCCTGGTCCTCAATTTGATCCTCCGGAAGACGGTGTCAACCCTCCCGTACTGATCTTCAGCTATGTACACCTCACCACAGTGGCACGGAGTATAGACGGTTGTCCCTTTCTTCTTGTCCTCTTCAGAGTAGAGCGTCGCCGTCCCTATGCTACCGCCATCGTAGATATGGTTCTTGATTGTGTCATAGAAGTTAGCCCTGCGGAATGCCCCATAGAGTGCTTCCTCACATTCCTGGAGATACATGCGAACCTCGGGGATATCGTCCAGCCGCTTTCCGTTGTACTTCCTCATCACTGATAGACGGCCCCATTGCGGCTTGACCGGGAGCCCAAGGGTAAACCAGCGATAAGCCTGGGACACCAGATAGCCATAGAATCCGTCGGTCCACACTCGCAAGGCACTCGATACTGTACCGTCGTACATCTTGGACCCCACTTCAGCCCCGGGGAGCTGAGTGCCATCCAGGTTGTAATAGCGTGGCGCCACATAGTCTATGATATCTTTCCACAGCGCTTCGTAGGGTTGCCTGATCTTCTTGGCTTCACTGTACTGGTCCATCAGATCTTTAAAGAGCTTCACTTTGTCAGCCATGCGTCACCCAATACCGTGCTGGCGTCTCCCGATCCTTCACCGGCCCATCCTGCAAGCACGGTTGAATCCATGCCGGCCTTGTCGCCCTGTTGTTTCCTCCACTTTGTCATGTACCTCTGGAGAGACTTGTTCCCGTATCCGGGGATCACAGGGGTTGTGACGGGATAGTCACTGCCACCACCACCGCCTGAAAGAAAGCTCATATTATCTCCTCCTCAATGGATCATAGGACCTGGCCTGTTCTTTCGGCAGGGCTTCCATGATCAGTGGGCTTATTGATGCCTGGCGCTCAATCTTGAGCCACTTCAATTGCGGCGCAAAGGTAAGGGCGAAGGCATCGGCAACATCAGGAGACACTTTGAGGCGCTCCTTCTGTTCGTCCTTGCTCTCAACTTTCAGCCTGCCGCTCGGCATGTAATCGTATTTGGTATCCTGGATCTCGGTTACGAGCTGTTGCACGATCGCTTTAGTTGAGTCGATTGTACACTTGCCCTCGATGAACCAATCCCTCATGCTGGCCCACAGCTGGTCCCGGAGCTTATAATACCGCTCATCCATGGATGCGTTCTCGCTCACGTTGATGGCCACGGTCGGGATCCCCCAATCATTCAGGAGGTCCGCTACGCCGGCACCGAGTCCGATAGCGTCTACAGCTATGGCGTCGTAATGCCGGTCGATATATGCCTGCCGTGCAACTGACGCAGTCTCTGTGATCGTGGCCTTTTCCCAGCGCTTCATGTAGTTGATCAGGCCGCCTTGTCTTACCACGAGCACGGACTTGTCATCCCCGAACCTGGCCACATCGAGTCCTGCCAGCCTGATTGATTTGTCATAGGTCACGAGTCTCTTTGATGCCTCTTCGATGTATGTGTAAGGGATGAGGATATTTGCGGTCGATGCGACAAAGTCACAGTTATGAACCACCCTGCCTGTCGCAATATAGCTTTCGTCATATTTGACGGCAAGGTTATAAACAAGACCAGTGTATTGCTTAATGGTGATCTGATTGATACGAACGGCTGTCCCGTGCTTGCCCGGCCTTACCTTCGTAGGCCTGCCATTTGTTCGTATTTGAAGGCTGTAAGACTCGGCACAGTTGACCATGCGCCCTTGTATGGTTTCTTGTCTGGCGTCTTTCTTGCTAATGCCACAGCTATAACCAAGGGATGACGCCAATATCTGCATTTGATAAGCGAGTGTTTTGCTTATTGTTGTAAAGGCATATGTTTTCTGCTTTGCTTTTATGGATAAGCATCCATCTCCCTTAATCAGGGTGTCGAATACGAGTTGCTCATGGCCTATGATTAAATTAAATGGGATCCGCTTATTCTCTGCCAAGGTTCCGCAGTGGGTTAATAGAAAATCACACAGCCTCGTATTACACACGATTACATTAAACACAGTGGGGCTATCTGAATACTTTGAGTTGTATCCCAGATTCTTTAATGCAGTAATGAGGTCATCATGGTTATCTACCTCAAGCTTGTTCATGGTAAATTGCACAGCATTTTTTCCAAACGATCCTTCTGCAATAAACCATGCTAGTACTTTAGCTAAATCAGCGGATATAATCGGTGTTGACGTTTTTACTCTACCCATAACGGCATAATCACCAACATTAAGCGACTTTGCAGGGCACCAACTATATGTCTGTTTTGTTGCGTGTGCTATTCTAAATGGGTGTTCTGGGGTAGCAGATATTGTTTCTGATGTACCATTTGTTTTTATCTCTATCAACTCTCCCGAATATTCCCGGCAATTTACACCGATAACGGGTCTATATCGCCCTGTGTGGGTAAGAGCATTGTCTCCAATCTGCACTTTTGGTATTGCGACTAAGCCTCGATCGGTCAGTATTTCCGTTTCCGGTGGAAAGCAGTAGAACTCCTGACGGATCATCTCCTCGCTCATGCCATCCCGGCGCTCTTTCTCGACATCCTCCAGGGATATTACATCTGTGTCTTCTATCGTGAGCCGCTCGCAGAACCATTCCGGGTTGTGGAGTGCTGTGTTGTATATCTGCCAGCCATGGTTGCGGCCCCGAGGTGTGTAGATGAAGATCGCCCAGCCGCCGTTCTCGACCAACATCGGACGGAAATAATCCCAGGCCAGGGGATATCTGTCTGATATCGCCCACTCACTGAATATGATCCCCACCGGGTTTGTGCCAACGACGCTGTCATAGTTGTCTGCACCTATCAGTTGATATTTAGATCCGTTGATGACCTCGATCTTCATATCCGAGGAGTTCGTCTTTTCCCGGATCTCGGGTTCGAATATATCGAGAAAGGATCGACCGTTGCCGTCTATGCCCTCCCAGATCACTTTTCTTGCTTGGTTGTATGATGGCAGGCAATGGAAGTATGTGCCGACCCTCTCGGCCATCATGGGCTTTACAACGGCTAATGCTGTCTTGTCCTTCCCGGCCCTGCGATGCCATACAGCCGCCGCTCTCTTCCCACCATTTCTGATGTAATCATAGAGGCGTTTCTGATACAGGCGGCCATCAAACACAGGAGGTTTAACGATATTTAGCAAAGGGATCCTCCACGATTATGGTGCCTTTGTGCCGTACCTCTTGCCGCTGTGCCGGCATGAAGTCGCCTAGCTCGATCAGTTTGTCCAGGGCATGTTGTTTGTCGTAGAGCTCGTACTCGATCTTGGAGTCCTTGAAGATAATAGAGCCGTCGTCTTTTTCTGTTATCTTGGTCGTCTCACGGATCTTCTTGACGGCTCTCGTGGCCTTCTTTGGCTTAATATCCTCTAGAGGTATCGCCTGAAGTGCTCCACCATCATCCACATTGACATAATGTTTAATATCGCTGAATGCGATGAGTGCGTATTCTTGAATGATTTTTTCGAGGGTGATGTGCCACTTAGCGTAAGCGGCATTAACGGCGGCCCTCCGAGGTTCCTCCGAGTCAACCGCCGCATCCCTTGCCGCCTGTGCTAATTCTTTTTGGTTTGTGATACCCACAGTAGTCCAATACCATAGGTTTCACCAGATGAATAGTACCCAAACGGGTACCAAACGGGTACCAAAGGGTACAATTATTGATTATTTTTTCGTATCGGTTCTCTTGAGATAAGCGTCCCAATATACCTGGAACTCAATAGGATCCAGGTATGGAATCCCGTTCGGCAGATAACGGATCCGAAAATTGTATTTCTTTATCCACCGTCTCAAGGCCCTCCAGGCTGGCTTAACATCTTCGGCTAACCCCAGGAAGGGCCTTAAGTAAGCAACGATCGCCTTACGACCTACGATCCAGGTAGCGGTCATCTTAATTATTCCCCGGTAATATGATGCTCGGAGCCACCGTGTGGATCAGACTCCCTTTCACCAGCTTGTCCACTGTATGCTGTTGGTTCTCCACCCTCCTGATCCTGCTAAATGCCTTCATCACCAGCTCGTAATCCTCTGGCCTCACAGTGAACATACACCCCGACTTCATCCTTCCATCAGGGAGAATCTCCTCAAACACAAATATCAGCGGGATCACCTCGGCTCCG